ACCTATATTACGTCAAGTGTCCTTACTGCCATGATTCGATTAAATTGATTATTCCGGAGTTAATGGAATTACAGGGCAACAGCGACTTCACAGAGGACGTGAAAGCGTTGGCAAAGCAATATGGATATGAGTTATTAAACATTGAAGTGAAATGAGCGTACAGATACATGAATTTGACCCTCAGATTTATCCGCGTCTGTTGTGGGTAACAGTAGGCGCACCATACGAGGTAATTAAGGATATGTTCGAGGATGTGGAGCCTATGCCGGAAAATGCAAACGCGCAGGTGGACTATACCCGACAAATGAAACCGGATGTTAAAGGTGGTGTGCTTGTACGCTTTGCCAACCGCAAGGCAATGACAACGGATACAATCGCACATGAGGCTTCCCATATTGCTGTCGGCATTTTTGACTACATAGAAGCTCCGATAGACATACGCCATCAAGAGCCGTTTTCCTACCTCTGCGGATGGATTGCAGGATGCATAGAAAAAGTTAAACAACATAAGAATAAAAAACGATGAAATTTACAGGAACAATTACCTCGATAGGCGCAGTAGCGAGCGGAACGAGCAAGAGCGGCAAGGCATGGCGCAGAATCGATGTCGTGATGGAATATGAGCATGGGCAATACCCGAAATCAATTTTATTCTCGGTGATGAACGACAACATCGAGAAGTTCGCACTGCAAGAGAGAGGCGAGTACGAGGTCGAGGTTGACTTCTCGGTAAGAGAATATCAAGGCAAGCACTATATGTCGGCTTCGTGTTGGAAAGCCACCGGTCTGAACTATGGACACAAACAGCCCGACCCTTATATGAGCGCAACTACCACGCAACCGGGAGAGCAAATACAAACAGCAAGTGACGATCTCCCATTCTGACCATGAAAGTAAAGAAAAACAGAAGAAATGAGAAAGATCAGAGTATTCGAGGCGTTTGCCGGAATCGGTGCGCAGCACGAGGGGTGGAGCCGATTGCAGAAAGACTTTCCCGATGATGTGCGGTTTGAGTTCGTGGGTATGAGCGAGATTGACCCGTACGCCGAGATTTCGTACAAGGCCGCACACGGAGATGTGCCCAATTACGGCGACATTACCGAGATAGACTGGACGCAAGTGCCCGACTTTGATATGTTCACGTGGTCGTTTCCATGCACCGACCTCAGCAACGCCGGGAAACAGGCGGGGATGAGTGCCGGGAGCGGAACGCGTTCGTCGCTTGCGTGGGAGTGCATAAAGGCTTTGCGCGAGAAGCGACCGAAGTGGGCGTTGATGGAAAATGTGAAAGCCCTGACGCAAAAGAAATTCAGAGACGATTTCGTGCGGCTGTGCCGGGAGATTGAGGCTTTGGGTTATAAGAACTATTGGCAGGTGCTGAACTCCAAGGACTACGGTGTGGCACAGAACCGCGAGCGGGTGTTCATGGTGTCGATACTGAGGACGGGAGATGACCCCGAACCGACGTATAGCTTTCCCGCGCCGATGCCGCTTACGAAATGCGTGGAGGACTACATGCTGCCCGCCGAAGAGATTGGCGAGGGTTATTACATCTCGCCGAGGTACGTGTCGAATAAGGTGCTGAGTGACATTCTCGACCAGCCTAACGTGCGTGAGGAAATGGAGAAGCTGTATCATGAAGAATGGAAAGATAGGCAGGCAAGTGGCGATTAATCTGACAGGCCGCACCAGCTGTACACTGCATTTCTTGTGTTGACAAATGAAACAGATAGCGATAAATAACGTGGAGGGGGGGTATTTCAAGGACTGTGACATCCCATTACCACAAGGCGGGATACAGCGACATCCTTACTGCAAAGATCAGTGTTCATTCAGGAATAATCGTGATAACAGATGAAATATATAGCGATAAACCTAATGCCCGATTTGACCTGTCGGACTTTGAAAGCGACACATTCCAATCTCGCAAAGCTGTTAAGACAAGACTCGTTCGGAGCAACAGGAATAATAGTGATAAGCAATGAAGAAAGTAAAACTAAGATACGTCCTCGGACGGACTAACGCCGGAGGTAAAGGACAAGGTAATCATACGTTGAAATTTCACGTTAACCCATATTTTGGATGTGTCATGGCAAACAGGTTTACGAATAGAGAGACATGGATAGCAGAGATAAAGTGATTCAGATAACGAATCTAATTCAAGGAGGGAAACGGACTAACCCTCAGCGTGGGCGTGTCTATTCCGCAAAGGGCATATCCCCTTGTCTTAACGGAATCGGGGGGGGGCGGTTTTTTAGAACCTAAATTTTTAGAGATATGCAAACAGACAAAGTAATGAAGCTCGGCAACCTCGTGCAGGGCCGCGTGTACTACGACCTGCGCCACGCCATCTATTGGTCGAAAGGGTGCGCCCCGGCGCTCACTGCGGCCATGGGTATGGGCGGCGGATTCGTACCGCTTTTGGTTGAGATAAGCAAATGAAAGACTACTCGCAGCCATACGAAACGCCGTACTACGCGGAGCTGAAAAGAAAAAGCATACGGTTGCCGTGCTTTCTGACGCATATCCGCACGGACGCGGCGAGGATAGAGAAACCCACGGACGCGCGGATGTTCAGGATGCTGTTTCTCACGCCGCGGACTGACGGCTGCTGCGGCACGATAGACACTTCAAGTAATACAAATCTGATAATGCTGAGAATCCCCTGCATATTGCAGAAGCAACGCTCCGAGGAGGGCAAGAAGATACGGCGGCAGTACAAGAACGACATTGGCGTACCCTATCAGGCATGTAAAGTACTGCTGCCTAAGGCAGACGGAATCTGCCCGACACTGACAACCTTTCAGACAGATACAAACATTATGGAAATGACAGAAGATAAAACAGTATTGGTGTACCACGAACACCCGACGAAAGAAGACTTGCTCGAATATTTCGGGCAACGGATAAAAGTGCGCAAGATGCACGAAAGAGAAGCCCTGCGTCTTATGGACTTCTCGGAGGAAAGCATAGACAGGATGATGAATGCCGAAATCAGAACCACGCTTAAGAGCGGCAAGGTCAAGACCCGGAAAATGCCGAAGACTCAGCTTTACAAGCAAGCGGGCAATTCGATTGTCTGCTCGTGCATATATCATATTGGGCGCACCCTGTGGATTCCGGACCAACAGGAAAACGGGTGTCCGGTGTTAGAATTCAGGTTTTAGGTATCAGTGAATTGTTCATAAGTGGCGATTCCGTTTGCGTTCCATTCATTAAAAAATCGCTACTTTTGCGGTATGAAAGGAATGATATATTGTCCCCGATGCAAAGAATTTGGTCGCAAACCAAAGATTCTCGGTAAATACGAGGATGTCGTAGCGCAGCGTGGTTATGTTGAGCTATGGTGCAAGTCGTGCCACAGACCAATTCGTATCGAACTAAAAAATATAAGCCTTGACAAATAAAGGGGTATTAGCTCAGATGGCAGAGCGCCTGCTTTGCAAGCAGGAAGTCGGGGGTTCGATTCCCTCATGCTCCACATAGCCATATTAATTGAGAGAGCCAAAGAGCCGACAGACGAGTAACATCGCCGGTCGGCTCTTTTTTTTATTCAGCGCGGTAGAGCAGCGGCAGCTCGCTTGGCTCATACTCAAGAGGACGGCGGTTCGAGTCCGCCCCGCGCCACAAAAGGATTTTTAAGGTAAAAAAAAATTGTAACGTATGAAAAACAAAATCAAGGCCGCGCTGCAACAGGGGCATAAGAACCTGGGGCTAAGCGAAGAGGTGTTTGAAAGGGTAGCCGAGGCCGCACAAACTTTCATCACGGACGAAGCGCAAATAGCAACCTTTGTCGAGGGGGCAAAACCGATGCTTCAGATGTATCAGAGCGCAGCAGACAAAGTGCGCACCGAACTCAACGGCAGAATCACAGCCTTGGAGGGCGAGAAAGCGGACTTGGAAGCGAAGCTCAACGGCAACGACCAATCCCAACAGCAGCAAGGCCGGCAGTCGCAGGACATAGCGAAAATCGTAGCCGAAGCAGTTGCCGCAGCAGTCAAGCCGCTCAGTGACGAGCTTGCCACGTTCAAGGGCGAGCAGAGCGCAAAGGCCGCGCTTGCAGCCGCCGAGAGTACATTCAGGAGCAACGACTACGTGAAGAAATATGCCGACGAGGCGGATGACGCATGGGAGCGAGCCACCGAGATGTACGAGGCGACAAACAAGGCATGGACATCGGAAGAACTCAGAGCCAAAGCTATGGGCTACTTCAACAAGGCGGTAGGCAAGAAAGGCGTGGACACGAGCAAACCGTTCCAGAGCGACGGCGGAGGCGGCGACGACAAGCCGGACTTCAAGGCTATGGCAGAGCGGTTGAAAGCGAGAGGGAAAATTGCCGTAGAGCCGACCGAATAAAGGCGGCTCAAACAGACCGATTGTATAACTAAAAAACCTTAACAAAATGGCAAATTTCGGAGGGAATAACTTCCCATTCAAGTCAGCCGAAACCCATGCTGAAAGGCTTCCTATTTGGGATGAGATCAACAAAAAGGAATATATTGGTGGCGTAATGCTCCCCGATGAAACTCATCCTGTTGGCACATTTTGGCCTCTCGGCACCCCGATTCAGCTTGACATTGAGGGTGGCACACCCAAACTCGGCGCAGAGGCGGCCAAACCCAAAGGTCTGCTTCTTACCGACGTGACTATGGCAGAGGGAGGTTGCACATTCGCAATCGTAACGCAAGGGACAATCCGTGCGAGTCTCATGCAGGCAACAGTGACAGACGAGCAGAAAGCGGCACTTCCGCTTATTCAGTTCAGCGTAGAGTATGTAAAACAATCCTAACCCATTTGAATTATGAACCAGTATCTTAATGTAGATGATTTGATGGGTTACTTTGGCATTACGTCAAGCCCATTCTTCGCCCAGTATTATCACGACGTTCTGGAGCAGAACGAGAATCAGAACCTCGATATGCGTGGAGCCTCATGGGGCGATATGCAGAACAACCTCACCTACGAAATGTGGGAGCAGTATAACAACATCGAGGTGATGGCGACATTTGTTGACCTCGATTCCGACCCACATGCTTTCGGAGGCTCTATCAAGTTCAACAGACTTTCAGGCTCGATACCTCGTCACAAGGCTCTTACCACCATGAACGAGCCGGACTACCGCGACAAACAGGAGATTATCGACAAACTCGCGGCAAGCACTGCGCGAATCGGCGGAAACGTTGCAGAGGCCACTCGCGGGCGCATGGAGGACTTCTTGTTTGACAAGCTGTCGGCACTTCCCAACGCCCATAAGAACACCGTGAACTTCATGCTCGGTCAGTTGACATCGAAACTTGATTTCACACTGAACGAAGTAAACAATCCGCAGGGTGTGAAAGGACTTACATTCCCATCCCACGTTCCTGAAAAAAATCGCCGTACAGTTAAATTCTGGACGGAGGATGCAAACCACAAGGTTGTCGCCTACAATGAGGAGGTAAACCCTGTGACTTATATTGTGGAGCTCGTTGAGGAAATTAAGAACGATCCTGTACTCGGTTATGACCGTGTAGCTTTGCGCATAAACCGCAAGTCGTTCCTTAAACTGCTCAAACATCCGGCATGGGCGAAAGCTATTGCGTTCGCGCTTGACAGCTCTTTCTACAAAGTTCCCAACAACGATACGCAAGCAATCGCGTATGGCGAGAACTGGCTGCTTACAGCTTCGGTTGAGCGGAAAGTGGAAATCTTCAAGCAGATATGCGACATCGACGAAGTGATTCTGTCAACCGCCGTGACAGGAGTGGAAACCATCGTCAAACTTGACGGTGCGGCTCCGGCTCTTGAACGTACAAAGATGGATTGCTTCGATGAGGGGCGCATGACATTCCACCCGGTAGGCGAAATCATGAAGATTATCCCGGTTACACCTCACCGTGGCGACCGTTCGGCCATTCAGACCACCATCTTCGGCGGTCGCGGTATAATCGAGTATTGGTATGAGCCTCGGCAGAAAGTTCAGACATGGCGTTCCGAGCTGACCTGTCTACCCGTGTTCACCGTTCCGAGCCAAATCTATAACGTGGCTTTCACTGAACCGGCAACCACCGGGCGTATGGCAGCCAAACGTACCACCACAACCACCAAAAGCGAGTAATATATGACGGTAGAGAGTTGGCTTAGGGGACACTTTCATGGGCTCGGCAATCAAATAGAGCTGAATGTGCTTGAAGTGGCGGCCATATCGCCTATCGAGGCACGTCCCACGCCGTTCCGCGCAGTAGCGTTGAACGATGATGTGGAGGACTATGTGGGAGACACCGACTTCATGAACGGCCTAAACTACGCCCTCTCTACCCTCTATTACTCGATGTCGGCGGCTATCACAGGCGGCACCAAGAGCGAGAAGCGAGGCAACAGACAAATTTCCATTGGCGGTTATCCGCTGACGACTAAAGACCGCGAGGCTTTCCGTGCGCTTGGCGACAAGTTGCGCGGACAGCTCGGCGCGGAACTTGATGAGCCGACTACCGACAGCGGAGGGATGTTTGATGCCTCGTATTTGCGGAACGCAACCCCTAAATTCAGGACGTTATGAGCGATTTGAGTTATCCAGACCACTGCCGGATTACCCGCTCTCTTACCAACGAGAAAGGGCAGGTAGCCACTGACGAGTGGGGCAATCCTACGCAGGAGGAAATATACAATGGCGTGTGCGACTTTCAGCCGGGAGGGCAGACAAGCCTCTCGATAATCTCGCACAATGACGTGGTGTATCTGCCAAAGGCGGTGATGGTGATGGAGAACGACAATATCGCCGTGACTACCAAGTTGGGGCGCAAGCGCGAGGGCGTGGTAAAACTTGCCAACGACCTCGGCCTTGACCTGACGGGCGACTATGTGACGGAGATTGAGATTAAGCAAAGCACGGAGAAGAATGGCTGATTACACGGTACATAACAGCAAGGTTTTCAAGGTAGGGCTTAAAGATTTCGCAGAGCGTGATATTAAGCCTAAACTTGAAGCCGTACTACGTGATGTGGCGCAGAGAATGGTCAATGCCATAGACGGAGCGTTTGAGCCTTTTGAGCAATACGGAGGCGGAACCACCCAATTCCCCGTATGGGAAGGACAGCTTCACGATGCAACAGGAGTAGGAGTCTATATTGACGGCAGACTTTCGTCTTACCTTCCTACAAAGAAAGGATTTGACCCCCAAACTGATGGAGCGGAAACCGACATTATCGGTTCTGAACGCCTGCAACAAGCTCTTAACAGTGCTGTATCTCAATTCTCGAAAGGGATATGGATAGTGCTGTTCTCGGCTGTTCCTTACGCATATGATGTAAATGCGGTCGGCTCTCCGTGGCATCGTGGAAAAGGGTTCTTTGGAAGTCTAAAGAACCTGCTAATCGACGATGTGTTTGCAGGGTTAAAGCCTATTGCTCCCAGTTTGGAAAATCCTAACTCGCTATTTGACCTATGACCCTCGCGGAACTGACACCGGACACGGCACTCGCGGCGTTGCTCGACGGCAAAGTTGAGGTGCAGACTTCTAAAACGGAGAAGCACATCATCTATGCCTATGAACAAGCCAGGATGCCTAACAAGGGGCTGGGCGACGAGTTCATCACGGTTCAGACCAACGGCGTGATAACCTCACTGACAAAACCATTCGGGCTGTATGAGGGCAACCTCGCGCTGACGATCTACAGCAGGAGTTACGAGGACGGCACGGCCAACATCAACCATTTGCGGCAGATGACGGCGCAGTGCGAGCGGATTGTCAACGGCGCGAGCTCGCGAGGATTCTTCTTCGAGCTTGACGCGACCAACGTTATAACGCCCCCGACGGTGAACCTTACGACAGGCTACGCGACAACGGTACTGAATGTGGCGTGGCATACGACAGTATGAGAATAAGTGATAAGTAATAAGCAATAAGAGATAAGTAAAACCATAAAAAAAAGAAAGATTATGGCAGGAATTACAATGGCGACTCCGACCTCGGAGTTCAACGGTCAGAGTTTCATCATAGTCTTCAACGAAGTTGAGGACTACACCAACGCCACGGTTGACAGCATTACAGGCGAGGGAATCGATGTGGGTCAGGTGTTCCAGGGTTCGACCTCATGGACAGGCGAGGAACCGTCGTTTGAGGATGTGCTTGACGAGCAAGGCGACATTATCGTTTCCAACCCGACCAAGGGTACATACGGATTCGATTTCGAGATGGCGGATTTCTCGGCAGCCAAGATGAAAGAGTTCCTCAAAGCCGAGGACATTACCACTCCAGCAACCGCGGCCAGCAGCTTCGGAGCGGGAGCGACAGCGGTCGCCACGACCGATGCAATGCCGATCATCACACGCCCCATCGCGTTGGTGAACGACACGCAGAAGAAAGCGATCTTCTTCCCGAAGGCCCGTATCCTTACTGGCCCGACGATGGAAGACAAACTGTTTGTCCTCAAATCCGCAGTCAAGGCTCAGGACTGCAACATCAAGGGCAAGCTCGGCACATTCATGTTGATTGACAAGGTCAATCTGACCTTAAAGACCCCGACAGCCGGAGCATAAGCAATCAGAACAGAGGCGGACGAGGGGCGGTAGCGTCAGAGCCGCCGCCCCACTCTTTTAATCAAGAATTAAAAATCAAGAATCAAGGGATGAGCGAAGAGAGCCGAGAGATGGCCGGCGAGATGTCAGAGCTGAGTCTTGACGAGCAGACGATGGTGGAAATGCTTGCGGAGGCGAACGCGATAGAACGCGGCAAAGTGAGAGACAGGCTTGAGATAGACGGCAAGGTGTGGCGGATGCGACCGACGAGCAAATGGCAGAACAAGGCGATGCTTGACCATGACATAGACATCATGTACTGGCAGGAAGAGCAGAAAGACGAGAACTGCACGCGCGAGAAATACAAGACGCTGAATGGCAAGATACAGCGGGCATACTGCAAAAAGGCCGCCCACAGGCTTCTGGGACGGAGATGGGTATTGGTGCCGCTGGTGTTTCTGTTCACGTGGCTCAAGCTGTACTATCTGACCGGTGAGAAGGTAGTGGCGACGATAAACGCGCAGAACGCTCTGAGCGAGAGTCAGTCTTTTTATTTAGCCAACTTGGGGAGCTCAAAAAGAGCACTCGTTCTCTCTACGATGCAGGTTGGCGAAGCCGTAAAGCAATTGCAAGAGAGAAAGGCGAGTGCAGAAAGTATGCTGGACGAGGACGCTTTGCCGAAAGAGGAGGAGGACAGCAGGTCGGCAGCGCGTTCGAGTGCTCGTCGGACAACGAAAAGATAAAGGCCGTCTATGGCAATTACGGTTTCTGGTCGTGGCTGCGGTACTGGTACATCGACAGTGCGGAATATGTGACGCTTATGCTGATAGACAAGGGCTACTATGATTACGACTATCAGGAGCCGGGAGACAAGACGCGGGAGACGATGAACGAAGCCAAGAGCGACGAGGAACTGATGGAGCTGCTGAGTCACATAGGCTTCGGCAAAGCCACGGCGAAAGAAGGAACAGCGAAAAAGCTGACGGCAGAAGAAGCGCAAGCGATAGTCAGGGAAGAAATGAGAAAAGATAAAAGATAAAATAGGATTGAGATGGCGTTCAGACTGATAAACAAAGACCTCAGGATTGATGTTCCGCTATATCCGAAAGTGGAGCGGAAACTGGCTACGGTCGGAGATAAGGGATGGGACAAGGTCGGCGGATTCACTTTGCGCGACAAAGAGACCTACGGCGTTTATGCCGACTATATGCCGCAGCCGGGGTTGCAGGAAAGCCTGTGCGCTTGCGAGTGCAACCTAATCTTTATCTGCGGCGCAGCCACGAGCGGGAAAACATACGGTATGAACCTGAAATCGCTTTACGGCATGGATAAGCCGGGCTTTACCGCCACGCTTTTCTCTTTCCGTGAAAAAGATTCGCAAAAAGGCTCGTCAATATTCCGTGACGGCGTGGAGGTACTTGGCAACTTCGCCAACTGCGACTATGTTTCATCCGGCAACATCGGATTCCGCTACCCACAATATAACTCGCAACTCCAGCTTGCCAATTTCAACTACAATACCGACAACCCCTCGGAGTGGAGCGATTATAAGGAGGATATGAAAAAACGTCAGTCATCACTGAATATGATTGACGAATGTACCAAGATGAAAGAAAGAGATTTTTTGTATCTCTTTTCGCGTAACCGCGACTCATCGGGTATGATTCCGCAGACAATCGCATCTTTCAACCCCGAATTCGAGCATTTCACCTGCCAGAATGTGTTGATACCAGCAGGATATACCGAGCCATACATGACAGGAGTGCGTATAAAGAAAGACTGGGAGGGAAGAATAAGATATTTCTATCTCAAAGGGAAAACATGGAAGACTGCGGTGTGGGGCGATACACCTGAAGAAGTGGTCGCCGCAGCCGGAATCACAATCACAGATGAAGAGCGCAAGGCAGGGATGACCGAGGCTTCACTATGCAAGTCGTTTACGGTATTCACGGGCGAAGCGGCAGGTAACAGAAAACTTGTCAATGCCACGGGCGGTCAGTCTGTCGCCAACCTTTCGGCTTCCGGCGACGCCGATGCCCTGCGAGGCGGCGTTTTCCTGCCCCGCGACAATGAAGAAATCAATGTAAACCGTCAGATGATTCTTGACCTTTGGAGTAATCCGATTGATAATTCTGACGAGTGGTTTGCCACAATGGACGTTTCAGCAGGCAAAGACACATCCGATAACTCGCCGATGGTGATATGGAAAGGGTCGCATATTCAAGAAATTCATCTTTATAAAAATGATGAGCCGATTGTCGGCTTTATCAATCGATTGCTCGACCGGCACAAAATCCCAATATCTCATTTCGCTTACGATGCGACAGG